ATATATCCAGCGACAAAAGAATTTTGTAGGTCTGCAAAGTCTTTCAAATCTGTAATAAAGTCCGAACCAGTAAGTTCTAAGTATCTAATTGCATGTTTTAAAATCATTTACAGTCCTTTCAGCTCATTAAATCTCTTTCTGCCACAGTTCGACAAGTTCTTTAAGTCCTTTACCGTCAGTATCGAACTCAAAGCTAGAACGGAAGTCAGAGAAGTCACTTTTAGCTTTTACAATGTTATCTTGAAAAAGAGCCAAGTATAGACCATATTGAACGAACTCCATTACATCAGTAATTTCTCCGTCTTCTTTTTTAAGCTCTGTATCCATTGCTTTTTGTTGCTGGAAAAGGTCTTTACCTGTAATCATTTTAAATTTACGTGCTGTACTCAATTGTTTTGCCATCTTATTTTATATTCCTTTACTTATTTATTAAACAGCCTCGCCAGTTAATACTGTATCAGGTTGCATGATGAATAAACCAGCTTCCATTTTCTTAGCGAATTCTTTTGCTTGTTCTCCCCAAATTTCATATTCAATAGCAGGTACTTTTTTATCGCCATTCAAATAAATATCTGACTCGGTCGCTTGTACTGCCAAAGTCCACTGGATAGGGTCTACACCGTCTACTGAATCTGTTTCTGATTCTTTCGTTGGTTCTGCTGTAGGTCTCAAATTTGGATAAACAACTACTCGCCAACCGTCAATAAATTCTCCTGTAACTTTATCACGCTTACGACCTTTGATAAGGTACTGAACACACTTGGTTTTCCAGTTTCCTGTAGGAGACCAACCCAAGCCGTTTGCTGTTCTTTGTTGACCTAAGATATCCTCTTTGAGCGCTTGGTCTGTTTGAATAAATACCATTTCGCCTTGAAGTAACGTAGCACCTTTTTTCACTCCATGGTCTGGTACATCATCAGCTGGATAGTTGTTAGTTTCCGCTTGGTCTTCCATTGATCCAACTGATACTAAACCAGTTACAATTTTATGGTTAGTGAACTCTGGTTTTCCGTTACTTCCCTTGGCCAGATCAGCTACGATAAGAGCTTCATTCCCCCAAAAAATCTCACGTGAATTATAATCTAATTTCATTTTTTATTTTCCTTTTTATTTTTTTATGCAGTACGTTTCCAATAATATATTGTTGTTGAAACGACTACCTCTTCACCGATTTTTTCCCATTTGCCTGTGGAATATCCTGATGATGAACTTGAAGTATTTATGATTACTGAGCCAACTGGGTGAGCTTGAGCATAATCTATACCCATGACCGCAGGCTTAAGTAAGCCAGTTGCCCTATCAATTGATACTAAACCCATTGGTAACCAATTGTAATCAGAACTTTTCTTATTAGGTTTAATGCTATTACTAAAACCTACATACTTCGGATAGTCTGCAACCGTGACTTCACTAGCTGAGGGCATGTATGGAGTAGCGGTTGAACTCTCTTCCCACTTATGACCAGCAGTCCATATTGCTGGATTTGTACCAAGTGCTGAAATATTATAGCTTATAGCGATTTGATCGCCTACTTTTATATCTTTAGTTGAAAAAGTAATTGAATCTCTTGTCCAACTAAAAGCAGAATCCCAAGTTTTTTCTAGGCTATGCTTTTCTACCCCATTAATAAGTACAACTCTTACAAATTTAGCACCTATGCCATCCCCTTTAACAAAACCAGAAAATGTGTAATCGGAATTTTTGGGAACTTTAAATATTTTAAAAATACCGCCCCATTGACCAGTTCGTTTTTTAACCTTCAAGCCTTTATATGTTCCGTCATCAGTCGAAAGTTCTGAATATATCCACTGACCACTAAAATCTTTAGTACCGTCTAACAAGTTCAAGTTAGGATAAACAGTGGTGAAGTCGTCCGTTCCGTCAGCGCTGTTGGCATAAGCTGTTGTATTTATAACTCCGTCACTTGTTGACGTACCTCCATTTGCAATAGGGAGCACACCTGAAACTCCGATATTAGTTGCGTCAGCAGTCCCGTCAAACTCTTGAAATGATGAAGATTGAAGATTTACCCTAAGTTTTCTAGGTGTTTCCAGTTTACTTGCACTAACTGCGTTGCTATCAAGTGGTAAGCTGTTTGCTTGTGCTTCGGTAGCCTTTGCCATTGCATTTTTGGCTTCACTTTCAGCTTTATTTGCTGTTTCTTGGGCAGTTGTTACATTTTTATTTGTTGTTGATAAATCTGATTGTTCAGCTTTTGTTGAAATCGCAATACCTTGTTTGTCAACGGTAGCTTGTAAGTTGTCTAAATCCGTTTGATTGGCTTTTGCTGAAATGGTTGCTGAATGGTCGTTGACAGTATGCTGTAAACTTTCTAAATCAGTTTGATTAGCTTTAGGGGAGTAATCCCCATTACTCATAAGAGAAATATTACTTGTTAAAACCTTTACTGAATTTATTAGTTCAACTACTTCTGATTCACTGGCGTTACTTGCAATTGCTTCTAATAGCGATTTTATAGTAACTAAATTTTCAGGACTAATACCAAATGCTTCTACTTCTTTTTTAAGCTCTGTCATTGCACTTTGTAAGCTAGTCATATCAGCTAAATTCGCTTTAAGTCCAATATTGATCTTGTTTGAATCAGTTTGAGCATGTAAGTCGTTCAACTCACTACGCAGTACTTGTGGCATTTTTTCTAATAATAATTTCGTAAAATCATCAATATTATTATTTATTTCTTGAGCTAAAACAGAAACAGTAGAACTGTCTGATATAAATGTAAGTTTCTTACTGACAATAACTTGCTCTTTATCTTTATTGAGAAGTATTAAGTTCGCTTCAATAACTCCTGTCGCTGTCATTTCGGTAGGAATTACCAAAATAAACTCTCCCTTAGCTAAGTCCTTAGGAGGGATCATAACAAAACCAGAATTACTACTATTAGTGTATTGATATGTAAGCTTTAATGAATGACCTGTCAAATCAATTTCAACTCCATTATCAACTATTTTAATCAGCAACGTTCTAGCATTGACATCGCCTTGCATTATTTGAATTGGTTGAGGGAAATCTTTATTAACCGTATCCCATATAATCGTTCTATTTCTAAAATTATCTAAACTCATTAAAAAATACCATTATTGTTAATTTCAATCAAATGTAATTAAGCCACTTTCTACTTTTATAATTTCATTGAATTAGCATAATTAGCGCCTTTTTTCAATGTCGTTTTAACGTCTTGCATACCCTTTTTTTCAACTAAGAAATACATGCCATGATAACCACTAGTGTAATTAGCCCTAGTCCCTGCATTAACTACCACTTTATCGCCTTTTTTAACTTGCTTTAAGTTTCTTGACAGTTGACCAGTATTTTGATATCTAGCATAAGTATAGGTATGACCATGACTTCTAATTAATCTAGTTCTTCGACTTGCGATATTAGCCTTCGCTTTAAACTCTGCTTCAAACCAATCGCCCATGCGTTCTGTTACTTTAGTTTGCATTTCTTTAGCTATGCTTGCTGTATTAAGTAAATTCATTGCCATGCTTGACCACCTGCACCACAAGGCAAATAAACAGTACCAGTATAATTGTACAA